CCAACAGGAGATTATGAATTACGACGAGTGGCCCGAAGACCTCAAGGTTTACGGAATCGCAGGTGCTGCTATTCTCCCCGATCTCGTGGATCGCATCACATCACTCCAAAGCGAGTTGGAAACAACCCGCAAGGAGAACGTCAAGTTGCGCGGAGGTGCAGCACCCGCCGCTGGAGGTTCCTCACCGAGGACTCCTCAAGATACAAACAAACCTGTAGACTACACCAAAGTTGACACGGAAGACTTCGTGAAAAACATGGTGTCTCGAATGGTTGCATAATTCAGAAGTCGTCATCTGATTGAAGGGCGCATCGTAAATGGTGCGCCTTTCTTTTTTGTAAATAATCCTTGCATAACTTTAAATAATACATTACCCCTTGCGATGCAGGGTTGGATAACCTGTTGAAAAAGGTTCCACGGAGGCTGTGTTCCGCAAGCATAGTATAGACTAATTGTGAGCTTAAAAAAACCCGCAAGGGCTTCTCAAGTGGCTCGGAGGAGATAAGAGAAAATGCCTTTTCCGCAAATGCGGGAGGGGCGACTTACAATTAACAATCATTTAGAAAGATAAACAAATGTCACAATACAATCTCGCTGATGTGAATCAGCAACTCCAGCAAGAAGCTGGTCGTATCGGAGAAATGATCTCCGCGAAACTTATCGGAACCGATGTGTGGAATCGCCTCATCAAGCAGGATACCTTCCCCGCCGGAATGGGTGAGTCAATCCAGACCCTTATCCAAGAGCGTTCGACTGTCGGCAACGTCAGTTCCACCGCTTGGGAAGACGTCGGAACCAACGACGGAACAGGCAATTCCTGTAACCCTACCCCGCAAACCGTTGAGTTTGCCCGCACCCTCAAGAGCTACAACCTCCAACAGTCGGCTATCCGTAGCCCCGGCTTCTGCGTCAACGACCTCCGCACTGCGTGGAAGGCCGAGGAGCAGTTGGCTGGTGAGGTTAAGGTTCTCAAAGAGAATAGCCAGTGGTTCTGGAGCAACCGTTACCGCGACGAGTTCATCCGTCTTTGCGGCAACAAGGTTGTTACCGACGTGAACGACACGCTCGCCATGTCTGTCAGCGGTTCGGATCAGGCGTTCCCCGCCGTGGCCCCGACCTTCGCTCTCGACCAAGGCATGCTCGACCAGTTCTATCTTGATCTGGCTCGTGATTCCGCCGAGGGTCATTACGCGATGGTTGACGGTGAGCCGCAATACGCGCTCATCTGCTCGCCTGAAACGTCGAACTACATTAAGAAGCAGAACTCTGACATCCGTCAAGACCTCCGCTTCTCCTCGCAGGTTGACGAGTTGATCAAGCCTTTCGGCGCTTCGTTCGCTTACTCGGGCTTCGTTCACATCGTTGATCGTCAAGCTCCTCGTTACAACTTCGTTAACGGGCAGTTTGTCCGCGTTCCGTTCTACGCGAACGCCGCAGCCACCACGGGCAGCAAAGCGGTTGTCAATCCGGCTTACCGCACCGCTCCTTACGAGGTTAGCGTTATCTACAACCCGCACGTCTTCACCTCGCGTGTTGCTCAGGTCATCACCAGCCCCGGCTCGGGACTGAAGTTCGATCCTGTCAACTATCGCGGTGAGTTCATCTGGATCAACAACAAGGACAACGTGAACAACATCCTTGGCTTGACCGGATACTTCTACGCTCTGTTCATGCAGGGTTCTCAGCCGAAGCGTGTTGAGTGGGGTTATGCTATCATGCACCTCCGCTGCTCGCCCGCCACGATCTACCAGTCCTGCTCCTAAGCAGTTGGTAGCGTAAGCTAGCTCACGGTGCGGGGAGGTTCGATCCCTCCTCGCACCTTAACTAAGAAAGATCGAACAATATGAAAAACGAAGGCAAAGGCGGAATGGCTGTTATTATCGGTATGGGTAAACCCGAAAAAGAGGGCGTCGAGTTCGATGCTCCAGAGGGTTTCGATTATTCCGATATGAAAGAAGGCGAGGAGAAAGAAGTTCTCGCTAAAGTTTGTTACTGCGGAGATGGAGAGTTCACCCTTGTTTCAATCGACGGGTATCCTCTTGCTAAAGAAGAAGAGAAAGAAATGGAAGAAGAGGAGATGCCCGAGGGTGAAATGGAAGAGGAAGAGTCCGTAGAAGAGGAAGTGCCGTTCCAAGAGCGTCTACGTCAACGCGCAGGAATTGCTTGAAATGGCACAGTTCCCACAACTTAACGATTCACAGAACAACCTCCTTGCGAAAATAGCCGCCAACACAGGCGAGTCTCAACCGCGAGTAGGTGACGGACAGCACAATCTGCTGTTCAAGATCGCGCAGAATACTTACGCAAGCGCTGTCACAAGTTCCTCCGCATTACAATCAAGCGGAGACAATTACGTCCTCGTCCAGCCCGGCGACGATCTTGCTGCAAAATACGCCGAGGCTAAAGCCAAAGGCCCATCAGCGAGCAATCGCATTACAGTTTTCATCATCCCCGGAACATACTCACTTTCTTCAGAACTTGCCATAGACACAGAGCATGTAGACCTCGTAGGACTTGGCGCACAATTTCAAAGTCCTGCTGTTATTGTTTCCAATAACACGCTGAATGTAACTGCAAACAACGTAAGAGTTAGCGGAATTTCTGTTGGAACGCAGGTGTTCAAGATAGCTGACAACAAACCATTACAAGTGTTTGAGAATTGTGTGGGCGGTGATTCTAGTTTTGCTTCAGACTCATGTGCTGGAAAGTTTTATGGATGCGTTTGTGGAGAAGATTCATTTGGGAATATTGCAAGCGGGACGTTTATTTCATGTATTGCTGCTCAGGGTGGATTTGGCGGATCATCCGAACTAACGGGACAAGTTATTTCATGCAGAATATCGACAGCCGGACAAACATTTGTCGTTCCTTCTGGTTCCGGCATAATCCGCTTCTGCTTAGACGGCGACAACAATATCGTAAACGCAGACGCACCTTAATATGAAAGTAATCTACAACGGACGAGTGGTCGAAGAGAAGGGCAAGCTTGTCGCAGATAGCTTGCCTACAGACTTCGATGATGTGGTAACTTATCTAACAAAAGATAGTTTTCCTGCAACCGGAGAGCGTGGTCGCATTTATTTTGAAGAAGAGGAAGGTCTTCCTTATCTGTGGAATAGCGATCAAAATAAATATGTTCCTTTGCGTGTTGACAACGACGGGGGAGAGTTTTAAAACAGCGACACTTTCGCAAGGAAGGGCTGGGGCTAAGTAACCCTAGCTTCAAACAAAACAACAACCAGAAAGAAATAATAATATGGCTACTAATATCCGCATTAAACGCCGTCTAACCGGAGCTTCGGGCGCACCCGCCTCTTTGCTCGCAGGTGAATTGGCACATAACTTCGTAAACGAAACACTCTACATCGGCAATGGCACCTCGATTGAGGCTATCGCTGGTAAGGGCACGTTCGTTGACAAAGCCTCTGCTCAGACCGTCTCCGGTAAGAAAACCTTCTCGGGTGGTATTGACGCTGGCTCGCTTGTGGTTGAGAACGTTGCGACTCCTGTTGCTTCGTCCGACGCCGCGACCAAGGGCTACGTTGACACCGCGATCAGCAATGTGATCGACTCCGCTCCTGCGGCTCTCGACACGTTGAACGAACTCGCTGCCGCTCTTAACGATGACGCTAACTTCGCCTCGACTGTGGCGAACAGCCTTTCGTCGATTGAGGGAGACATTACAGCGATTGAGTCAGCAGCTTCTACCTTGAGCGGACGTGTTGACACCGCCGAGTCCGATATCGACTCGCTTGAGTCCCGTGCTACCGCCGTTGAAGGTCGTGCGACCACCCTCGAAGGTGATGTTGCCACCCTTCAGAGCGACGTTGACGCCGCCGAAGGACGCCTCGACACTGCCGAGAGCGACATCGACGCCATTGAGTCTGCCGCCACCACGCTTGCTGGTCGCGTTACGACTGCTGAAGGTGATATCGACGCTTTGGAAGGCCGTGCTACCGATCTGGAAGGTGACGTTGAGTCCCTCGACGGTCGGCTTGATACTGCTGAGAGCGACATTACTGCAATTGAATCTGCGGCTAGCACCCTGAGCGGTCGCGTTGATACGGCTGAGTCCGACATCGACGCCCTTGAGGGACGTGCTACCAGCCTTGAGACCGACGTTGCGGACCACGAGTCCCGCATCTCCGCTCTTGAGGGAGAAGTTGACGGCGGAACCTTCTAATATAAGTTAGAAGGATCGTGCCTACAACGATCAAATTAAAACGGTCAAGCGTCTCGGGGCGAGTCCCTGAGGCGCAAGACCTCACCGCTGGGGAGCTTGCGATCAATCTAACGGATCGCAGGCTCTACAGCAAAGACGAATCGGGCGAAGTATTTCGGCTGGCTAGACCACGCGATACTTCGCTTTATTTGTTTTTATCCGCCACCAGTTCAGACGGATTGGAACTTTATATCGGACGGCTTGCTTGGGAAGATTATCCAGAAAGCGATCCCGAAGATTCAAATGACTGGACAATTTACAAAACAGAAATAAACTCTGCGGGAGAAGTTGTTTCAGACGGGAGTGCTACAGGTGCTTGGTCTGACAGAGAAACGCTAACTTATACATAAACGATGATCGGAACAAGCTCGGGCAAGACAATCATGGCGACCAACAAACTGTTGGGACGCGGAACTGCGGGAACTGGTGCGATTGAAGAGATCACGCTAGGAACTGGGCTTTCTCTTTCAGGAACCACCCTTAACGCATCGGGTGGTGTAACCTCTGTTTCTGCCACCGCGCCGCTGACTAGCTCTGGTGGAGCGACACCCGACATTTCTACTAGCATCGCCACCAACCGTATCGTAGGCCGCAGCACTGCGGGAACAGGCGTGATGGAACAATTGACTCCCGTAGGTATCACGGTTTCTGGAGGCAACATCACAGGCATCGGCGGCACTCTTGGCACTGTGGATAACGCAGTCCCCCGCGCAGATGGAACTGGAGGAGTAACGGCACAGGGCAGCGACATCGTGATAGATGACGCAACTACAAGCACTCAAAACAATGTAGCCATCGTCAACGCACACGCAGGCCAAACCAACTCCGCGCTTGTCCTCTCGCCGAAAGGAAATGGCGCGTTAATTATTGGGCCAAAACCTGATGGGACAACGACTGGGGGAAATGCCAGAGGAGCAAATGCAATTGATTTGCAATCAAGAGTGTTTGGCGGAAGCGCAACAACAATTGCAAGTGGAGTCTATTCGTTTGTTGCTGGATTATCAAATACAGCTTCAGGAAATACAGCGGTAGCTATTGGATTTAATTGTTCATCAACAGGAATCCGTGCTTTTTCGTTGGGAGAAAACAATCAATCGAGCGCAGATAATTCATTTATTGCCGGAGGAATAAGCAACACATCTTCAGGTATTTATTCTGGAATTTTATCTGGGCAACAAGCAACTTCAGATAGACGAGGAATGCAAGCTCACTCATCAGGACGCTTTGCGGCAAATGGCGATGCCCAGCGCGCCCGATTCGTCCTTCGCTGCAAGACTACTACGAACACTGGAGTCGAGATGGCATTGGATGGTGGCACGACATATCTCGGCATCCCATCTGGAAAGATCATCGCCTGCACCATCAACATCACGGGAAGCAAATCGGATGGTTCTGCCGTTGCCCATTACCTTCGCCAATATTGCGTGAAAAATGTTGGAGGAACATCGACAGAAGTTTATGCTCCTGTGACTATCGGAACCGATAACGCGGCAGGAACAACGATTGCGCTTTCTGCAAATAATACAGATGATACCCTTCGTATCTTGGTTACAGGTGTTGCATCTGAAACATGGAGGTGGGTAGCATCTGTGGACGCAGTTGAGGTTGCTTACGGAACTTAATATTATGCTAAAAACATACGGACTCATA